GTAGCAGCCCATGTTGGTTCATTCTGGACAATCCATTTTAAATTCTTAGGAGATACAGCAGTATTAGCAGAAGTTCCTGTTACAGTTTCAGCCTGAGTAGCAACCTTAATTACGCCTTCAGACGTTTCAGTGGACTTAGTCCCTAAAAGCTTTTTAGGAGTAATAAGAACATCATCTAAAGTTCCTGCATTAGATTCTGCCTGGGTCGCTACGCGGAGTGTACCACGTTGTGTTTCATTTGCTTTAGAAATATCAAGAGTATAATGGTTCCACAAGGTTCCTTCTTCAATAAGTCCGGAATCAGAATTAACACTGGTACGGTCAGAAGAATCAAAATGAGTTTTAATTTTCAGTGGAGTCGAGATACGAGTATCATCAGTTCCAGTATCAAATTCAACTTGCGTAGCAAGTTCGGCTATGCCGGATAATCCTTCCGTAGCTTTCCTATCATTTAACGTCTTAGGCGTTACTGCACGTGTATAATCAGTCCCAGCATTAGTTTCTGCTTGCGTAGCAATTTCAATTAAACCAATACGTCCATCAGTAGAAGTTTTCTTATGTAGTGTTTCAGGAGTTACTACAGCGTGAGAATAACCTGCTTGTGATTGACCAGCAATTACTTCACTATCAACAGCTAAAATTACTGCACCTTGTTGAGCATAAGTTGCTTTATATTGGTCAAGGGCTTTAGGAGAAATAGTTAAATTATTTACGGTTTTATTATAAACGTTAGTGCCTGCAGCCCCACGAGTTTCAGCAGGAGTAGCAGAAGTAGTTGATACATATTTAACTATACCAGACAGTGTTTCAGAACCCTGACGTGCCTGTAATTTCTTAGGTGTAATAATCGTTGTGTCATCAAGACCAGCATCGGTTTCAACCTGAGTAGCAATTTCAGCAAGACCACGACGAGTTTCAGTTGCTGTACGCTCATTTAGTTTTTTAGGCGTAACAATAGTATCATCCACAAATGTTGCAGTGGAATTCTGGTTAACTTGTGCTGTTGTAGCAATTTTAGCGATACCACGTCGAGCTTCAGTTGCTGTACGATTTGCCAATGTTTCAGGAGTAATAGCAACTTCTTTAGCCGGAGAATTTTCAAAATCAACATTTGCCTGTGCCTGAGTTGCAAGAGCAATAACACCTACACGAGCTCTAGTTGTATCGGTTCCAGCATCGACACGTTCTACAGTTGGGACATTCTGTTGAACAACCCAATAACGTGTACCAGCAACGGTGTCTTCGATATACGCTAATTCTAATACAGGAACATATGAAGTAGTGCCATTGAATTCCAATTCAGTAACAGAGACCCATTGAGCATCAGGTGGATATTCAGAACGTTTAGGGAACTGAAGCAATGCAACAGAAGAAGCAATTGTATCACCTTCAGCAGCTTTAATTTTTACTGTTTGGCCTTTACGCATGTAGTTCATTGAAATTTTAACAGTGTCACCACTCAAAATTCCGCTAGGCAGCGTAAGATTAATAGTTCCGGCTGTAGCGTTATTTGTGCCAAAAATAAGAACTTCTTCATTTGGACGAATATTTGAATCCGCACGGATAATACGAAGACGCGATTTCTGGCCGCCTTCCCATATACGCCATAAACTATTTGCAGCATCAAAAACAAAAAACGCGTCAGAGTCATTTCTGCCTTCAGCAATATGAGTCCCTACTTCACCAATAGACGTTGTATCATCAAATGTTTTAACAAATGTATGATACAGTGGGTTTAATCTATCTAAATCAACTAGGCTGATTATATCACCGTTGTTAGCATTACGTGGAAGTGTAATGTTGATTGGTGCTGCACTAGTAAAACGACGAACTATAAAATCATTTGCTTGTGCTTGATATGGTGACGCAGGTGTAACAGTGATTGATTCTTTACCATAATCGGTAATATACATCTGCCACAAACGATTACTAAACACAAACAATAGTTGTGAACGTGGGCGTGTCATTAAAACCGTACGAACTTGTTCACCTCTAAAGTTTAAAATACTCTGCACAGACGCGTTAATCTGTACTTTAACTGTCCCGGTTCTTCCACCAATATCAGCCAAAACAACAGTATCACCATCAACTGGCGCATTTGGCAACGTGAAAACCATATCATTGCCGGCACTAGTGTTAACCGAAATCGATTCACCTGAAGAAAGTTGATAATTCCCAGAAGCTACAGTTATCCATTGTGCATCAGTACGAACTGCACGCCATTGTAAAAGGTTAAATGCCCCGGAAGGAGTCACGATATCATTTATTGCTTGATATAAACGGTTGTCATAAAGAACAACAAATCCTTTGTTATATCCACGCGTAGAATCATATACTTGAACGGTGTTTTCTTGTACCAGGAAGTCAACGTTTACGCCATCAGTACCTACTGTACGGTCGGCTAATGCTACGTTAACAATCTTGTCGCCACCGGCGTCCAGACCGTCTTCGGCTCTGAACTTACGTTTGATGTCGGCCATTCGTTTTTCCTTTATTGTTTCAATAATACTTATTTATACCAGTTTACGCTTTCAAATGAGTGTGTTACTATAGTCAAGTTGACTAACTGAACAAGAGGTTCATATGGATTTAGAAATGATGTTGGATGAAGATTACAAAGAAGGTATTGCACTTGCCGACTTTAGTAACATTGCATTGGCCGCCGCATTAAACAACTTTGAAGATGGCGATAAAATTACTGTTCCAATGGTTCGACATGTAATCTTGAATTCAATTCGTAAAAACGTAGTGATGTTCCGTAAGCAAGGCTATACAAAATTTGTATTGTGTATGGATAATGCTACTTCAGGTTATTGGCGACGTGACTTTGCTTACTATTACAAGAAAAATCGCAAAACCGATCGTGAAGCTTCAAAGTGGGATTGGGAAGGATATTTTACTGCACTCCATCAAGTTGTTGATGAGATTAAGAAATACATGCCATACGTTGTAATGGATATTGACAAGTATGAAGCGGATGACCATATCGGTGTATTAACTAAATATTTGTCATTAGCTGGTCATAAGGTATGTATTGTTGCATCAGATGGTGACTTTACACAATTACACAAATATCCTAACGTTAAACAGTGGTCGCCACCACAGAAAAAATGGGTTAAAATTAAGAATGGTTCTGCTGAAATTGATTGCATGACTAAAATTCTTAAAGGCGACCGTAAGGATGGTGTTGCATCTGTTCGAGTTCGTGGTGACTTCTGGTTTACTCGAGTTGAAGGTGAACGAACTCCAAGCATGAAAACATCAATTATTGAAGCAATTGCTAACGACCGTTCTCAAGCTGAAGTATTATTAAGTGCAGAAGAATATAAACGGTATCAAGAAAATTTGGTTCTCATTGATTTTGATTATATCCCTGATAATATTGCTTCAACCATTATAGAGTATTATAACTCGTATAAACAACAACCTAAAGGCAAGATTTATTCATACTTTGTAAAATCTGGTCTTTCTAAATTAACAAGTGTAATTAATGAATTCTGAGGTAAACATGGCTAAGAAAGAAGCAGTTGAATTTAATCAAGATGTGCATGGTGAAGAACTGGCTAAACTAGTCAAGGAAGCTTCCGATAACAAACTTAAAATTTCTGGTTATAATGAACTGATTAAAGACATTCGTACTCGTGCTAAAGAAGAGCTTGGTGTCGATGGAAAAATGTTTAATCGTTTGTTAGCTCTTTATCATAAAGATGCTCGTGACCAATTTGAAGCTGAAAACGAAGAGGTAGTCGAGCTTTATGACACAGTTTTCACTAAGTGATATTAAACCGGTTGATGAGGCCGGTTTATCTGAACAAGAATTAGCAGTAAAACACGATAAAGATGATATCGCTAAATTGCTTGACCGCCAAGAAAACGGATTCATTATCGAATCTATGGTTGAACAATTTGGTATGTCTTATTTAGAAGCAACAACTGCTTTCTTGGAAGAAAATTCTATTCCAGAAACACAATTTGCTAAATTTATTCCTACAGGAATTGTTGAAAAAATTACAAGTGAAGCAATTGACGAAAACATGCTTCGCCCATCAGTTGCTCGTGGTGAAAAAACTAATACGTTAGATTTCTTATTATGATTAAAATACGCATGCCTCCTGATGGAGAACGTTATATTAACGGAAAATCGGTATACAAACTATACTTGATGTGCAAACAACATTTTAATGGTCGGTATGACGTAATCAAATATAACTGGTGCATGCGTGTTTCGGATAATGCGTATCAAAAACGCCGAGATAAATATTTCTTTGAGAAACTAGCAGAGAAATATAAGTTAAAGGAACTCACCTTGATATTCATCAGTAACTTAGTTGCTAACCAAGATGCATGGATTGGTGAGATATCAGACGCTGATGCATTAGTTTTCTATAGGGAATATATTGGACGTCTCAAACAAGCCAAGGAGACGTTTGCTGAAGATGTACGTAACATCTACTATTTCAGTAAGAAAGTGGAAGTTAGTGCGCTTCAAGAGATATTTGATTATAATAATAAAGTTCAGTCGAGCTACATATTTAAATTGCTACAAAGCAATATAATTTCGTTTGAAACCTTCTTGTTGTTGGATTCATTCTTGAATATTATAGATAAGCATGACGAACTTACTGACAATTTAGTCTGGCAAAATTATTCTACCAAATTAAAGGCATATCGAAAAATACTTCAAATCGATGGAAATGCTGCTAAGAAATTGTTCATAGAAACAATCAAATCATGTAAGTATTAAGCTTTATTTCTTGTGTGTTAAAATTACTTTATAAATAAATCATACCAGCTACGAGGTATAAGTGTCGTAGCAACCAACTGTAAATAAATTAAATAATCTAAATAAAGGTAAATATAATGTTTAAACGTAAATCTACTGCTGACCTCGCTGCTCAAATGGCTAAACTGAACGGTAACAAAGGTTTCTCTTCAGAAGATAAAGGCGAATGGAAGCTGAAGCTAGATGCATCAGGTAATGGTCAAGCGGTAATTCGTTTCTTGCCAGCAAAAACTGATGACGCACTACCATTTGCAATTCTTGTTAACCACGGTTTCAAGAAAAATGGTAAATGGTATATTGAAAATTGCTCTTCTACACATGGTGATTACGACTCTTGTCCTGTATGTCAGTACATTAGTAAAAATGACCTGTACAATACCAACAAAACTGAATATTCTCAACTGAAACGTAAAACTTCTTATTGGGCTAATATTCTGGTTGTTAAAGACCCTCAAGCTCCAGATAACGAAGGTAAAGTATTTAAATATCGTTTCGGTAAAAAGATTTGGGACAAAATCAATGCAATGATTGCTGTTGATACCGAAATGGGTGAAACTCCAGTTGATGTTACTTGTCCGTTTGAAGGTGCTAACTTCGTTCTGAAAGCTAAGCAGGTTTCCGGTTTTAGCAACTATGACGAATCTAAATTCTTGGGTCAATCTGAAATTCCTCGTATTAATGACGAAGCATTCCAGAAAGAACTGTATGACCAGATGGTAGACCTTACTACTTTGACGGCTAAAGACCAGTTCAAATCTTTTGAAAAATTAAATGAATCTTTCGCTAAGGTTCTTGGTACTGCCGCTCTTGGTGGTGCAGCAGCCGCAGCAGCTTCTGTTGCAGATAAAGTTGCTTCTGACCTTGACGATTTTGATAAAGACATGGAAGCCTTTAGTTCTGCAAAAACTGAAGATGACTTCATGAGCTCTACCTCATCCTCTGATGATGGCGACCTCGATGACCTGTTAGCTGGTCTATAATAAATCGGGAGACTTCGGTCTCCCTTTTGAGTATCTGTAAATTGCCGAAAAAGTTGTTTACTTCTTCCCTGGATGTGTTAGTATAGACCTATCAACAACACGAGGAAATCAAAATGGAAATCGGAAAATCTTATATCATCAACCCTTTATTTAAAGACGACTTTGTTCAAGAAGCACCACACAATAACGCCAAGATGTTAAAATTGATTGAACTCCACGGGCCTAGTTTTGTTGTAAACGGAATGGAACCTGATTATGATAGCGATACGTCAAACGTAGTAAGTGTAACTA